GACTATCGGCAGTTTGCCGCTTGGGATTTACCGGCGGGGGCGAGATGGCCGCGAGTTGGATCGCAACCATCCGCTGTACTACCTGCTGCATGACTCGCCGAACCCGGACATGACCGCTTTTGAGTTTTGGGAGTTGGCGGCCAAGTGCCTGTGCCTGTCGGGCAACTTTTACGCCCGCATCCAGACCAACCAGCGCGGCGACGTGACCCAGCTTACGCCGTTGTCTCCGTCGTCCATGCGCGTGTTTCGCGACCCGGAAACCGGCGTGATGGTCTACCAGTATGGGCAAAGCATGTACACGGCCAGCGACATTCTTCACATACCTGGCCTTGGCTACGACGGCGAGGATAGTTTGACTGGCTACTCGCCGGTTGGCTACATGGCGCAGGCGCTTGGGATGACGCAAGACGCGGAAGGCTACGGGGCCAACTTTTTCAAGAACAACGCGACCCCGCCCGCCTACATGACCGTGCCGCAAGCGTTGAGCAATGAGGCGCGGAAGAATCTGCAGACCTGGCTCATGGAAAGCTACGGTGGCGTTCGCAACGCCGGAAAGATCGGCGTGCTTGAGCAGGGCGCGGAAATCAAGACTGTCGCGATTAATCACCGCGACATGCAATTTTTGGAGTTGAGGCAGTATCAGAAGGCCGACATTTGCTCAATCTTCCGCGTGCCGCCGCACATGATCCAGGACCTTACGCGCTCGACGAATAACAACATCGAGCACCAGGGCATCGACTTTGCGACGCATACTATCCGGCCTTGGCTGACGCGCATCGAGAAGCGGATCAATCTCCAACTGTTTGGGCCGCGCGAGGCGACTAATTACTACGCCGAGTTCAATATGGACGCTTTGCTTCGCGGCGACGCGGCCAGTCGGGCTAGCTACTACTCGGCCATGCGAAACATCGGCGCATTGAACGCGAACGAGATCCGCTCGAAAGAAAACATGAACCCATACGACGGCGGCGAGCTGTATCTGGTCCAGGGTGCCATGGTCCCGGTCGCGCAGGCCGGCGCGTTTCAAGGGGGCGCACAATGAACATTGACCAAGCACAGCAGCTACTACTGCAGACGCCGCAATCGCTTTTGTCTTCGCTGCGGCCTGCCGAGCTTTTGCAAATGCTGGAAGATGGCGATAAGGCCGAACTCCCCGGCAAGCGCAAGCGCGACGTGCTGTTTTACTCGGGCGCGAAGGTCGAGCGCGTCGATATGTGGTCGGGCGATATGTACGACCTGTCGTTTGCCATGGACGGCGGGGACGTTACGCAATTGGCCGGAAAGCCGGTGCTTAACGGCCACCAGCAGGAAGAGGTCGAGTATGTCCTCGGCGTGGTGGAGAACCCACGGCGCACCCGTCGCGGCTACGAGGCGACGCTGCGCTTTTCCGACCGGGAAGATGTGGCGCCCGTCTGGCAGGACATCGAAGACGGCATTCTTACTAGCGTTTCAATGGGCGTGCAGATCGTTGAAATGACCCAGGCGCCGGATTCGACGGTCAAGCGGCCACACCTGCTGGCGAGCAAGTGGAAGCCGTTTGAAATCTCCATCGTCCCCATCGGGGCCGACCCCGGAGCCAAGTTTCTGTCGGCCAGCCTTTCGGCGGCCAAACGAATTTCTACCGCGCCCAGCGCGGCTGAAAACCACGCCCGGCACGAGCTGGCGCTGCGAGAGCGGCGTTGGCGGGTGCTGGGCCAATAAGGAGCAAACTATGACGAAACGAGAGCTTTTATCGTCCGTCTCCGCGCTGGAATCCGACTACAGCGCATTACTGGCGGCCTCTGCGGTCGCCGCCGACCCGGTCGCGCATCTCGCTACCGTGGACGCCAAGGAAACCGAACTGAAGTCCGTCCGCGAGCAGTTGGCGGCGGTCGAAGCGCTTGAGGCGCGGGCCAAGAGCAACGTGACCCGTGAACCCGCCCGCGTCATCAGCGACAACGAAGCGAAACGGCCGTGGGCTAGCTTTGGCGAGAACCTGCAGGCCATCGCTTTTGCTCAGTCCCCTGCTGGCTCGTTCCAGGGCCTTGGCGGGAAAGTGGACAAGCGACTGTTTGAGACGCTGACCGCCAGCGGTTCCTCGGCCAGCATTCCGGCTGACGGTGGTTTTGCGATCGCGACGGCGTTTTCCGACGTGCTGCTACAGCGGGCCCGCGAAACGGCGCGGATTTTCCCTCTGGTGAACGAGATCCCGATGGGCGAAGGGTCTGACTCAATCGACCTGCCGTACATCGACGAGACCAGCCGCGCAAATGGCTCGCGCTGGGGCGGCGTACAGGCCTACTGGACCGGTGAGGCCGACGCGCCGACGGCTACCAAGCCCAAATTTGCGCGCCACGAATTGCGGCTGGAATCGCTGAAGTGTCTGCATTACGCCACCGAGCGGTTGCTTCGCAACGCGCCGGCTATGGGCGCGGTGCTGGAAAATGCCTTCGCGTCCGAGATTGCCTTTAAGTTGGATGACGCAATCTGGCGCGGCAACGGCGCCGGCATGCCGCTTGGTTTCAGCGTGCAGAATTACGGCGCGCAGCTGCTCGTGCAGGTTGCAAAGAAGTCTGGCCAGGCCGCTGACACCTTCGTCATCGAAAACGCGACGGCCATGCTGTCGCGCATCCTGCGCGACCCAGGCGACCGGATCGTTTGGTTTTGCAACCCGGACACGATCGGCCAATTCCCGCTGCTGACGGTTGGACAGCAGCCGGTGTTCCTGCCGAACAACAGCGCAGTCGGGAGTATGCAGTACGGCACTTTCTTTGGCTTTCCGGTGATTGTTGTTGAGCAGGCCGAGACGCTCGGCGACGCCGGGGATATCGTCCTGGCCAACATGAGCAAGTACGTGATGATTACGCAGGGCGGCCTGCGCGCCGCGCAGTCCATGCACGTGCGGTTCATTTATGACGAGATGACGTTCAAATGGTCGTTCGACGCCAATGGCCAGTCGTCCGTCAAGCAGCCGATCACGCCGTTTAAGGGCAGCAACACCCTGTCGCCGTTCGTGACGACTGCGGCCCGCGCCTAACCACTAACACCGGAGCGGGCGGCGCAAGTCGCCCGCACGAAGGAGACCCATAATGCCTCGCTATGAATTATTGAACAATCTGCACTTTGTCAAGGGACTCGATCCGGTGGCCGATGCTTTCAGCGGCACGGTTACTTCGGACGTTGTGAGTCTGGAAAATCATGAAAGCGCCATCTTTCTTGTCTACAAGGGCGTCGGCACAACTGGCACTTCGACTATTACTGTCGAGGCCTGTGACGACTTTGTGCCGACCAACACCAGCGCTGTGGGGTTTTTGAGCAAGTCAATTACCTCGACGGACATTCAGGGAGCCATGACGGTTCGCGCTGCGGCTGGCTTTACGACGACCGCCGGTAGCAGTCAGATTTACGCGATTCAGGTTAACGTCGAGGAGCTGGTCGCCAGCGGCTATCCTTGCGTACGTCTGAAGTGCGTCGAGGTTGTCGATTCGCCTGTTCTGGGCGGCATCGCTATCGCTCTGGCTGGCCCGCGCTTTGGCGGCTCTGCCACCGCAACTGAAATTGCCTAACACATGGATCTACGTCTCCAGCTTGTAACCGGCCCGACCGGCTATCCGCTCGAAGCGGCTGACCTTGAAGCGCACTCCCGCGCCATGGGCCAGCCGCTAGAGCAGCTGGAGCCGTATTTGTTTGCGGCAACCGACCATATCGAAACGATCATCAATCGCCGCTGCCTTACGCAGACCTGGAAGATGTTTATGGACTACTTTCCGGGCAGCGGCGTTATTCATTTACCCTACTCGCCGCTGGTGTCTGTCGGGCACGTCAAGTATACCGATTCAACTGGCACACAGCGGACGTTTGCGGCAACCGACTACGGCGTGTCTACGGCGCGCACGCCGGGGGCCATTGTGCTGGAGTATCAGAAAGACTGGCCAACGGACACGCTCCGCAACACCGATCCTATCGAAGTGCAGTTTACGTGTGGGTACGGGTTGCCGACACAGGTACCGCACCAACTGCGCCAGGCCATTCGCATGTTGGCGGCCCATTTTTACGAGCACCGCGAGGCGGTCATCATCGGCACCACGTCTGCGGTCGATGAGCGCGAGTTGCCGTTTGCAGTTTCGGCGCTGATTGCGCCGTTCAGGGTGTGGCTATGAAAGCAGGCGCTTTGAAACACCTAATCATCATCCAAGAGCCGACCATTGCCGTGGACGCAAACGGCGACCGGACGGACACCTGGACCGAGTACGCGACGACCTGGGCCAGCATTGAGACCGGCAACGGGCGCGAGTTTTTCGCGGCGCGGCAGGTCATGGCCGATCTGACGCACACGATCCGGCTACGGTACATCGAGGATCTGAAGCCCGAGATGCGGGTTAAGTACGTTGACCAGAAGACCGGAAAGACTCGATACTTTAACATCCGAACGATCCTAAACCCCGACGAGCGCAACGAAATGCTTGTCATGCAGGCGCTGGAGGTGCTTATCTAATGGCACGGGCGCGCAATATCAAAGTCGAGGGCCTCGACGAACTGACGCAGCAGTTTGCAAAGCTCATGGCCACGGTTGAAGGCCCAGCGCTGCAAGACGCCATCCTGGATGGCGCGCGAATGCTCGAAGACGAAGTGGAGCGCCGGGCTCCGGTTGCGCCTTATCCGACTCATCGCTTCGGCGCGATCCGTAATCCTGGGGATCTGAAAAAGTCAGTCAAGTCGGCCAAAGGCCGCAAGCACAAATTTTTTCTGCAGGCCTACACGTTTACGTTAAAGGATTTGGCGCCGCACGCCTTTATGGTTGAGTTTGGCACCAAGGCTCGCACGATTCAGGGAAAAAAAATGCGCATTCGCGGCGCGGCGTTCAGCTGGCTGGCGCGGCTGGGCGACCAGATACGCACAAAGATTCAGCACCCCGGCGCACGGCCTGCGTTCTTTTTTCGCGACTCGATCAAGGCCAAGCGTCTGCAGATCAAGCGCCTTATTGAAGTCCGCGCCAAGGCCGCCTTCGAGGCGATTGCGAGGGCCGCATGAGGCTCTATCAGGCGCTGTATAAGTACCTGCAGACGCAAGCGCCAGTAACGGCGCTGGTGGGCACGCGGGTGTACGACGCGCACGCCGACCAAGGCCGGGCCACGAAGTACCCGTGCGTCGTCATTGAAATGATTGATGACCAGCAGTTCCACAGCATTGGTGCTATCCCAACGGCAACGCGCCGGCCAGTCAACTTTTACTGCATGGCACAGGGTAACGGCAAGGCAAGTGACGACCTTGCCGACATCGTCTACGCCGCCATCATGGGGCAAGAAGCGGACATCACCACGGCCAGCGGCCTGACAGTTCGTAGCACGCATTTGAACGGGCGCAGAAACGAGTACGAAGACGCGCTCGAAACCGATAAAAAACTTTACGCAACGGTCGTGGAGTTCGACATCATTCACGACGTTTAAGGAGCTTATATGGCAATTCTCGCTGGCAACGCAGGCAGTTTTAAAATCAGCACGAACACCGTGCTCGAAATCGACACGTGGACGCTGGACGTGTCCACCGGGCTTGAAGAAACCCAGTCGTTCGGCGACACATGGAAGGAGCGCACGGCCACCATCCGCGAGTTTAGCGGCACTGCCTCTGGCCGCTTCGACAACGCCGACACGAACGGTCACGTGGCACTGAATACGGCGTTCTTGGGCGGCACGTCGGTCGCGGCGCGGTTCTACATCAACGGCACGAATTACTACAGCGGCACGTGCTTTGTCCAGGGCAGTCTGAACGCTAGCGAGAACGGGCTGGTGACTGCCAGCTACACCTTTACCGGCAGCGGCGCGCTCAGCTACACCTAGACCTAGGAGGCCACCATGGCAGTTCTCGCAGGCCGCAACGCAGACATTTACCTCGCCACTGGAGCCGGGACCAGCATGACCGGGCAGGCGACGACCGCGCTAGGCGGTGGCGTCTACCAGATCACGCTGGCCGCCCGCCGGGCGATTAATCCCAACGACTCGCTGACCGTCCTTGACGGCGTGACGACTGTTTCTCCGGCGCTTTATCAGGTGGCTTGGGGCAATGGAAAGATTGTTTTTCCGAGCTACACGCCCGCTGGCGCTATTACGATTACTGGCTCGTTCTTGACGTTGTCGAAGGCGGCGCAGGGCACGGACTGGACGCTGGACATCACGCCGACGCTGGAAGAGGTCCAAGTGTTCGGCGACGCCTGGAAGTCGCGGGCCGTAGTGCAGCGCGAGGGTACTTGTACTTTTGGCCGGTTTTACGACGACGCATATTTTGTCACGAACTCGGCCAGCTACTACGTGATTGACCTGTACGCCGACTTCTCGAACACCGTCCGTTGGCGCTTTGGCGCGTCGCAATCGTCGGTCGGCATCAGCGTCGGCGAAAACGAGATCATCCGTGAGAACGTATCGTTTAGCACCATCGGAATCGTAGACTATTAACATGAAGACCCTTGCTGACCGCATTTTGGCGGTGCAACTTAAAACGGAAGTGATCGACGTGCCCGAGTGGGACGCGAAGATCGGAATCACCGAGATGGACGCCGGCCAACGGATCCGGTTCGGAGAAGATGCAAAGCGCACCCCGGCGTTGGCCATGGTGCGCCTGCTGATCGCATCGGCGTTTGACCCGGAGACGGGTAAGCCGGTGTTTGAGCAGGCCCACCAAGACGCGCTGCTAAAGATGTCGGGCAGCGTCATTGACCGCGTCGTAACGGAAATCTGCCGCATTTCCGGCCTGACCGAGAACGCGGCGGCTGAAGCCACAAAAAACTAACCGGCGAGCGCAAGTTTGCGTTTGCGCTCGCCGAGCACCTACACATGACGGTTGGGCAGTTGCTGGCGACGATGTCATCGAGCGAGTTTTCCGAATGGGGAGCGTATCTGGAGATGAAGCACCAGGAGCAGGAAAAGGCATCGAAGGAAGCGGCGGCTAAGGCGCGAGGTCGCCGCTAATGCCCGTTCTTAGCAACCTGATTGTCCGCATCGGGGCATCGACGGACGACTTCGATAAGAAGGTCAACGCCAGCCTGAATAAAATCAAGCGCTTTGGTGCGGACGTGGCGCAGGCCGGGCAGGCGCTTTCGATTGGAATTTCGGCACCGCTGGCGCTGGCTGGTGCTGCGGCGCTTAAGGCCGCGTCGGACATGGAGACGTTGTCCAAGGGCCTGTCGGCAACAATGAAGTCCACCAGCGCGGCGGCCGACGAGCTGCAGCGGTTGAAGGAAGTTGCGAAGCTGCCGGGTCTAGGGCTCGAAGAAGCCGTGAAGGGCTCAATCCGATTGCAAACGCTGGGCAATAGCGCCGCGGATTCGCGCCGCATTATGAGCGAACTTGGCAACGCTTTGGCAGTGGTGGGCGGCGGCCGCGAAGACTTTTCGGAAGTCATCCGGCAACTATCTCAGCTGGGCGCGGTGGGCAAGGTGACCAAAGAAAACCTTGATCCGATCATTGAGCGTATCCCGCAGATCGCCGCAATCATCAAGGAAAAGTTCGGTCCGGCGGCGCTTGGCAATCCAGCCGAGACCTTCGAGAAGCTGGGCATCTCTTCGCAGCAATTCATTCGCATCATCGTTGACGAACTAGCTAAGGGTGATCGGGCCGGCGGCACCTTCAAGAACAGCCTTGAAAACCTGCGCGACGCAGCAACGCAGACGGCGGCGGAGTTTGGCAAGGCTTTACTGCCGGTCGGCCAAAGGGTAATTGAGGAGTTTCTAAATCCAGGCGTCGAGCGCGCTAAGGCACTGGCCGATTCGTTCAACGGTCTGTCTGATAGCACAAAGACAACCGTAATTGAGTTGGCCGCATTTGCTGCTGCGCTGCCGGTCGCCATCTTAGTGCTTGGCACAATGGCCGAAAAGATTGCTGCGATTATCCAGGGCATTATAAAGCTCAAAGTCGCCATTGCCGCTATCATCGGCGTCGTGGGTGCGTTCGGCGCGGCGCTCAATACGCAGGTGCTGGCCATGGCTGGCGTCGCGGCTGGCACGCAGGCAGCGGCTGTTGCCATCGGCGTGTTTTCAGCGGCTGCCACCGTGGCCGTTGCCAGCTTGGCGGCTCTGGCATACGCAGGGTATCAGTGGTACGACGCGCAGGAATCGCTGAACCGGTCCAGTTTAAATCTGTCCAACACGACCGAAATGCTGCTTAAGAAGCTGCGCGGCAAGACTCCGGCGGTCGCGGAACTGGAAAAGCAGTATCGGTCAGGAGCTATGGGCCTTGACGAGTTCAACGCGAAGTTGCTGGAGATCGCCAAGAGCCTGAGCGCCAAGGGGCAAGTGACCGGCGCGGCAACGGCTGCCACGCAATCGTTGACGCAAGCGTCGGCGGCGGCTACGGGTGCTATAGAGCAATATCGGCAGGTAGTCGTATCTAGCTACGAGGAAGACTTCAAGACAGCCGTCCTGAAAGAGCGCCTGTCGATCCTTCAATCCGACTACACGCAGCGGCTGAACGACGGCGTGGCCGCGCTAGTGAAATACGGCAGTGCTGCAGGGGCCGCTGCTGCGGCCTTGCAGGAAATGCGCATCGCGGAAATGCCGCCGGACATCAGCAGCGCCATTGATATTCGCAAGTTGCCGAATCCCATGGGTATGCCAGGCCTGCCGGGCGAGGCCGTACTTACGGGCGCGGAGCAGGCCCGTTCCGCCAAGCGCAATGCGGAGATGATAAAGATTCTGTCGCGCGACACGGCGGGCGAATGGAAGAAGACGCAACAGGCCATCTCCCGGCAGGTCTCCACCATCGTTACGGACCTGTCGCGCGGCCTGGCCGACATCATCGTAAGCGGCGGCAAGGTGGGTGAGAAGTTCGAGGAACTCGGCAAGCAGATCGCCAAGTCTCTCATTCGGACAGTGATCGAAAACGGCATCAACAAAGTCATTGCGGCGCTGGGTGGGCTAATGGCCAACCTGGGCGGCGTCGGCGGCGCACTCGGCGGCTTGCTGGGCGGCACGGGGGCGCGCACGGCAACTTCGGCGATACCCGGCGTGCTCGGCGGCGGGGCTAATGCGGCCATGGGCGCGATTCCCGGCATCAGCACCGCGGCAGGGTCGGCTAGCAGCGGCATTGGTTCCGCCGTGGCTGCGGCGAACCCCGTTACGGCGGTCGTGAATGCGGTGGCTGGCGTGGCAACGGCGGTGTCGTCGATCATCAGCAACTTCCAGTTCGCGGCCATGAACAAAACGCTCGACCTGATCGAGAAGGAAGTCCGCTACTCGCAGATTCACCTGCTACACCTGCTCGAAAAGAACAACGAGTATCTGCCCAAGCTGAAAGACATTTGGGACAGCCTAATTCGCATGGAAACCCGCGGCATGGCCGTTGGCGGCGGTGGTGGGGCCGTGACCATCAATATCAGCACGACCGGCGACACGCGCCAGCTGCTCGACGCTCTGACCCGTGAGCTTAAACTGCTCGGAGTGATTCCTCAGTGAGCATCGACGTTTACATTGGCGGATCCATCCGCGAGATCGTTCCGTACACGCTTTCGCTGTCGGCGACGCTGGGCAACCGGGCCACCTTTGGCTGTCGGGTGGTATCGACCAGCGGGGCCTACCGACCGCAACAGGGGCAGCTTGTCGAGATCTGGACCGGCGGCAACAAGCTCTGGGCCGGGAGCATCGACGAGGTATCGGAAGTCTCGATCACCGAAGCAGGCGCGGCGGCAGGCGCCTTCTACGAAATCAGTGGGATCACCTGGGAGCAGCGGCTCGACCGGCGGCGGTGCTTCAATCCATCGACGGCGCTACCCGCGCACTACGACGGCAGCTTTGTCTACACTGCCGACGCCAGCACGAATACGCTGACCACGGCGTCCGCGCATGGCCGGGTGAATGGTGACAAGGTCAGAGTCAAGGCGCACGCACAGGGGGCCATTTGCGGCGGATTAAGCGGCACCATAGAGTACTTCGTCGTCAACGCTGGCGCGACTACGCTGCAACTGTCGCTAAGCTCTGGCGGCGGGGCGGTGGACATCACCGACACTGGCACGCTCGACCAAGTGCTCGTGACCGGGCGCGCTGGGCTGATGGTCAAAGACCTTATCACCAACTTTGCCAGCAACGAAGGCATCGGCAGCACGAACGTCGATGACGGCGTGGTGGTGGACGTGGTCACGTTCGACGCATCGACCACCGTATCGGAGGCCATTGGGCAGCTGGCCGGACTGTGCAATTTCGTTTGGTGGATCGACGAAGACCGCGAGCTGTACTTCAAGCCGCGCACGTTTGCGACGGCGCCGTTTTCAATATCCACCAGCAGCGCGAA